CGACTACCTTCGATACATCAGTAAGTCCAAGGCTTTAAATAAAGATCAGAGGGAGTATATTAATAAAGTTATCAAGTAACCCCATTCACGAATATTTAATTAACCGTTATGAACCATACAACGGCACTCGGGCTATGCGAAGGCAGGGGTTAAGATGCACTCCCTTTCAGCCTTACATAAATGATAAATAGATGCACACCGCTTCGATTGCAGACACAGCCCTGCTTTTGTATAGCGTATGTTATAGGCTGATAAATTTTACGGATTATGGAACTTAAACAAATTCAAAAACAACCGACTTGCTTAGAAAAAATACATGAAAGTTGTTTTAGGTCGTATCATATTTTAGATAAGGTTTTGGAAATGATACACCGAAACGACAGCAAAGAAACAATAATGGAAACGGTAGAGTTCTTGCGACAATACCCAATAGATACGGAATTTACAAAACCTGAACGTGGCGAGTAAAATTTATTTGCCTATAACGGCTGACGCTATACGAAGGCAGGGTTTAAGATGCACTCCCTTTCAGCCTTGAACAAATGATAAATAGTTGCACACCGCTTGAATTGCAGACCAAGCCCCTGCTTTTGTATAGCGTATGTTATAGGGCGTTTAAATTTATTCATTATGCCAAGACTAATTAAAATTGACGACAATCAAGAAAAAGAAGTAACCCATAAAGAATGTGGGGCTGTAATTGGTTACTTCCAAAACGAAGTAAAAAAAGGACACGTTCACGAAGATTACGGAGGTGGTCGAGAACAAATGTATTATATTGTCTGCCCTAATTGTGGGGAGAAAGTTTATGTTAAGGGTTACTAAATGCCCTATAACGTTGATGGTATGACCAGTGGCGGATTACGAGTACAAATTTATCAAACTACATAAAAGCATGAACGAAGAAACGAACATAAGCACACCACCGCAGCCGCCATTGGTTATACCATGTGTTAGCCGCTGCCCTTCGTCAGTTGTTTATTTGGAGGACTGTGTGCAAGGTTTAAAACGCTTTGAAGATAAACACTTCGATTTGGCGATAGTTGACCCGCCTTATGGCTGGGGAGATGCTTTTTTTGGCTTAACAGCTACACCTAAAGCAAGAAAGAATAAGAGGGTAAAAAAGCACGAAACAAAAGATTGGAATGAACCGCCAAAAAAAGAATATTGGAACGAACTGTTTAGGGTATCTAAAAATCAAATTGTGTGGGGAGGCAATTACTTTGCTGATGTATTGCCGATAAGTAGGGGGTGGGTGTTTTGGGATAAGGGATATGAGAACACAAACAACTTTTCAGCAGGTGAATTGGCATGGACTTCATTTGATAAAATATTGAAAAAGGTGTATATCACGAATAGAATAATGCCCCACCAACTGCATGAAAACATCCATCCATGCCAAAAGCCAGTAAAGTTGTATGAGTGGCTATTAAAAGAATATAGTGCGGAGGGCAATTTGATTTTAGATACCCATTTGGGAAGTGGAAGCAGTAGGATAGCAGCGTATAAAGGTGGGTTCAACTTTGTAGGTTTTGAGATAGACCAAGAATATTATGAGAAACAAGAAAAGCGTTTTAAAAACTTCACGGCTCAGCAGCGGCTCTTTTAGGGTTGCAGCTAACTCCCCGCTAAGGATGACTGAGTCATCCATAACACAAAACTATCAAAACTTGCAAAAAAAACAAGTTTTGATATTGCGCAGGTGATTCTTATTACCTATATTCGCAGCTCATTCTGAAACAAACAGCACTTCGCGGGTGCTACACAATAATACTTAAAGCCTCAACAGGCGACCGTGTGCCGCGAACACACGATCAAATGTTGGGGCTTAATCTTTTTATGAGTAACAAGAAAATATACTACCTAAGAAAATACCAACGATTAATGTACACATCAAAAAAAGAAAACGCACCTGCCGTTATTGACATCATTGATTCGGATATTGTTTTCGGTCATTTTGTAGAAGACGATACACCGTTTTCATGTATGCAGCATGAGTTCAAAAGAATATTTAAACGCAAAAGAAACTAACCACATGGAACTACCTTTCTTTAAATTCAAGCCGATGGACTGGCTATCAGGACGTATATCCTTTCAAGACCTTGCACTTCAAGGTGCATTCATTCAAGCGTGCTGCGTCTGCTGGACGAAGGGTGGAACATTCAAAATATCAGATGTAGATTACCGCATGACCACAGAACTATTCAATAGACTGGTCGAGTTAAGATTCATCCAAAGAGACGGTGACAACTACTCCATCGACTTCATAAACGAGCAACTAAACGACCTCGACGAAACATCGAAAGCCCGTTCTATCGCGGGAAAGCTAGGTGTTCAAGCCAAGCTAAGCAATGCTAAGCAGGTGCTAAGCAATGCTAAGCAAACGGAAGCAAGTGCTAAGCAAAATCTAGCAGATAAGAATAAGATAAAGAATAAGAATAAGAATAAGAATAAGATAAAGAGGGAGAGGGAGAATAATAATACCGCCCCCTCGTTTTTTGATTGTTCGATTGAAGACTTCCAAAATCATTTCAAAGATTGGCCAAAAGAAAAAATAGCATTCTACCACCGAGCACTATCCAATTGGTCAGAACAAGGTCACAAATACAGAAACTGGTTTACCGCTGCCGAGACATGGGCAGCACGTGACGAACAGAAAGGTGTTACATGGGTAGGTAAGCCACCTAAAACAGCTATCGGAACAATGGATGCCTACAACTAAGACTATGGAATTCTACACGGTAAACGACAGGATAAAAGAACTAAACGAACTTTACGACAAAGGTTTTGAGAAAGGAACTGAAATCGGATGGACGCCAGTTGATAAAATCCTGACACTCAAAAAAGGCTACCCTTGGTTCGTTGCAGGTGCTCCGCATTCTGGAAAATCTGAATTTATCCTCGAAGCAATGGTGCTGCTTAGCCTGAACAAGAAGTGGAAGTGGTTTATCTACATGGGTGAATCAGGTTCGGTAGCTGAACTCATCGCAGAGATTTGTTACAAGATTATTGGAAAGCCATACGCTAAGCGAGAGATTCACGGTAGAGTAGTTAGCATGAGCCAGGCCGAAAAAACATACGCTGAACAAGTCGTGGCCGAATACTTCTACATCCTAGACACTGAAGAGATGGATTCATCAGTGAAGGACTTCAAGGTAAATCAGTTCTACGATATAGTGAATAGAACAGAACAACAACTCGGAGTAAAATTCGATGGAACACTCATCGACCCTTGGAACGATGTAATCAACGAGACACAGGACTACGGCAACCGTGAAGACCTATGGCTGGCCGATGCGCTTAAGGTAACACGACGCGATGCCAAGGTTAAGAACAGACTGAACATCATCATCAACCACATCAGCGACATAAAGCCAATCATCGACAGAGACACCAACCGAAGATACTACCCAGCAGCACTACCATCCGAATGGGCAGGAGGCCGCACATGGTGGAGACGTGCGTACCTGATGACACTCATCTACCGACCACCCGTGTTTCTGAACGACGAGAACGGAATACCACACGCAGAGAACGTATCACACATCATCGTGCAGAAAGCTAAGCCCAAAGGGATTGCCACACTTGGCACTGCTAAGCTATACTGGGATTGGAAGACCAACAGGTACTACGAAGACAAGGATATGACCGTGACACCGTTTGATAAGAAAAACAAAGACATCAAGCCTAACATTGACTTTGATACGCTCTATGATGAAGATAGCACACCATTCTGAAATCGAAATGCCAAGAAATAGCGAAGAACAGAATATCGTTATGCTCGCAAAGGCTATGAAGCTATACGCAGAGTTCTTAGAACTTCTACTCGAAGCTAAACGAAAGAACCCTACCAAGGACTACGCACCGCAATTGAACAGGATTGAGCAGGTGTTTGAACTTACGGACTACATCAACCGACTTCACAGCCAAACGTTGTTTTGGAAACACCAATTCATGATGAGTCAAACAGAACTGGCTAAGCATGAACAAGCGTTGATAGATACCGTCGATGAGTTGAACAAGCTAAAACAGATGAACGGATGGCAATGATACTAGAACCACCACAGGTATTCCTGAACAGGGTTTACATTGATCGACTCGGCAAGGAATGGACGGTAGTTGCGACAACGCATCAGAACCTGAAAGACAAGCCGCCAATAGTTATACACCTAAAGCACTTGGATGAGGTTGTAAACGTTTCACTTGAAGTTTTCATGTCGAAAGTCAGGGATGGAACACTTAAGCACATCAGAGACGAAAAACGCGGAGAATACAACATCGAAAGGGTTATTGACCTGCCGTCACAGTTCAAGTACGTATGGCGTTGTGAATAATTCTCAGGCCACCTATTGCAAAATCCAAACCGATAGCATATCTTTGGCGGCATGGAAAATAACAATATCCATCCAACGGCCATAGTGAACCACGATGCAATAATCGGTCGGAATGTCACGATTGGCGCGTACTCTGTGATACATGAAGGTGTTAAGATTGGTGACAACGTGTACATCGGAGAACACTGTAACATCGGCAGCCCTGCTGAGTTTCGTACTCTTTACCCTGAGAACTTCAAGGGAGTTGTTATCGGAGATGGTACGCGTTTAACTGGTCATGTAACAATAGACGACGGGATATATCAACCGACCTACATCGGTTTAGATTGCTTTCTAATGAAACATAGCCACGTTGGGCATGATGCACACGTATCAGATGGAGTTACGCTGTCCTGTGGCGTTAAAATAGGCGGCCACACAATCATCATGAAAAAAGCCAACATTGGACTCAATGCTGTTATCCATCAGAAAACAGTTATCGGTAGCTATTGCATGATAGGCATGGGGGCTGTTGTGCCTAGGAAGTTGTGCATCCACCCGTTCAGTAAGTGGGCTGGAAATCCTGCAAGGCATTTGGGAGAGAACGAACACCCCGACATAAAAGAACTTGGAATCGTGGAATCAATCCACGAACACAATAACTTCATTTCACTATTCGAGGAATCCCGCAAATGGTAACAATCTGTTTTTTAACCCTTAACCGATTCGACATTCTCAAAGATGCCGTTGACCACAACCTAGCAGTTGCGGGTTATCCGTTTGAACTATCCATCGTTGACAACGGCAGTACCGATGAGCGTGTGCATGAGTACATTAAGAGCCTACCTAACACTAGATTCATCCGCATTAACTCAACCAACGAAGGGGTATCACCAATGTTCAACGAGTGCTTCCGCTATGCTTTGGGCGAATACATCTGCGTTATGGGTAACGACATCAAGATGTCTGACAACTGGCTGCGTGATCTTGTGAACGCACACAACGTATTGCCTGACACTGGATGGGTTGCCTCACATTGCGCGGGGGAAAAGGGTGAACCATTCGAACGTAACGGAGTTAAGGCCACAGTACAATGGAACGCATTTGGTACAGCATTAATGAGCCGTGAAGTATTCGAGAAGGTCGGGTACTTCTGCAACAGGTATGCGCCTTATGGACTTGAAGATTCAGACTATCACCACAGGCTGAATCGTTTAGGCTACAAGCAATACTACGTTGACAGCGTGAAGTCCAGCCACCTAGGTGACGATGTACACACTAAGACTGAATATCGTCAGATGAAGTGGAAGTCATTGGAGAAAAACGCTGTTATCTTCGGTGAGCAGATTAAGCTATACGACGAAACAGGAAACTATTATATCCCCTACAAACAATGAATGTACTAACGCTACTTAAGCAGGAGGCTAAAGGAGTTATCGACGGTTGCGGGTACTACCGCCAACACCTGCCCCATCGTGTGCTTAGTGTTGACTATGGCGACAAGTTCTACAACATCAACACCATCAACGAGATGCCCGATGAGCAGTTCAATGACTTTGACCTGTTTCATCTGAATCGTAATGACATGAACGGATTCATTGACAAGGCACATAAGCATGGCCTTGCAGTGGTGTTCGACATCGATGATTACTGGCAGTTAGACCAAACGCACCAACTATACCAACACTACAAAGAACACAAGATTCCACAGGACGTGCATGAGTGCTTACGTAAGGCCGACTTGGTTACTACGACCAACGAGTTCTTAGGTTCACGCGTTATGCCGTTCAATACAAACGTTAAGATACTACCGAACGCTATTTCAGTACGTGAGCCACAATTTAACCTAGTGCATAAGCCAATAGATGACAAGGTGGTGTTCGGTTGGATTGGCGGTGTGCATCACTTAGAAGATATTGCATTGCTGAGGGAGTCAATGGGGAAACTATGGAGCGATAAGGAATTAGAGGGGAAGTTCCAAATCGTGTACGCTGGTTTTGCTGGACAACCTCAGCACAATTATATTGCGTCGATATTGTCAGGAGGTAAGTCAAAGAAGTTGGACAACGGCAAGGTTGCACCACAGGACGACTTTATCATACTTCCTGCTGCCGACGTGACTAAATTCGCATATTACTACGATGTTTGCGACATCATGTTAGCCCCCTTGAAGAACACAGGCTTCAACGTGTGTAAGTCAAACCTTAAGATAGTCGAAGCTGGATTCAAGGGTAAGTTCGTCATCGGCTCATCAACGCTGAACTATGAATACGACCTTCGTAACTCAGGTGGTGTAGCTGTTCAGGAGCGTAAGGCACATAAAGACTTCTACGAATGGATGCGTCACTTCATACTAGAAGGTAAGCACGACATCAAACGCAGACAACTAATCGCCCATGATTACGTCACAAAGGAATACGCTCTTGAAGCGCACAACGTGACACGCAGGGAACTTTATTTGAAGTATGCACGTAATTTGGGATAAATACGATAAGCTACGCAGGGCAGCGTTAAGCATCACCAAAAACAAGGATGATGCCCACGACTTAACAATGGAGGTCTGTCTGATGATGATGGATAAGCCCGAAGCCCCTGAGTGGTATATGTACACGGTTATGCGTAACGAATGGTTTAACAAGTATTCGGGCTTCAACAAGAAGTATGGTAAGCGGTCGATTGACATCATAGCGTTTGAACTTGCCCTGCAGGATGCCGAACACGACAACACACAACTGGAAGCATTAAAGACAGCACCGTTGACAGACTTGGAACTTAAGATGCTATCCTGCTATGTCGAGTGCAAGTACAACGCATCGGCAGTAAGTAGGAAATATAACATCAGTAGGGAGGTAGTAAATAGAACAATTCACGAAGTAAAATATAAACTAAAAAATGAATACAACCGCATTATTAATAATCCTGATTAGTGTATTAGGTTCATACTTATGGGTTAACGTATTACCATTCATTTGGTATATTAAGCAAATGATTGGCAGACCAAATCTTAAACCGTTCGACTGTTGCCTGTGCTTAGCCACATGGACATCGACGGTGTTGGTTATCATCTATTGGCAAGGTGTACTATCATCACTAGGTATCGTGGTAGCAACTAGCTTTACTGCTTATTTTGTTGAACGCTTTTCACTTAAATACTTATGATTCACGAAGAAATCTTTGAAAACCTTAAGCGTCACCATGCGCTTTTCGACCAGTACCGCAAGGATAACACAGCGCGGTTCGCTGACCCGTCGTGCCTAATTCAGTTCAATCAATATGCTATGGCCTTGGGCTTAGGTGCAGAGAACTTAGGATGTCGCGACTGCATCATGAACCTTGTAACGAAACTATCAAGATGGTACTTTGAGAGATTGGAGCAGGTAGTCGTGGTCGAACCAGAAGAAGTTAAGCCAGTTCAACAACAGTTATTTACTAATAAGAAAAAACGCAGAAGAAGATGAGAAAGTTAATCATAGCAGCGGTAGTGTTAGCGTCATGCAGCGTACCGAAAGAACCTGAATACACTCCCGAAGAGTTACAGAATATACGAGAGTTGAATTCAATGCAGAAACAGTTGGATTCGATTGAACACATTAAAGATTCATTAGGTATATGAGCGAAGAAAAGAAACCACAGGAAGGCCGTGACGCCAATGGAAGGTTTAATTCAAAGAACCTGTTCTACCTGTTAAGCCCTCAGACGGGGAAAGGACCGACACCGATGTACAAGACACCCGAAGAACTTGCGGAGAAAGCCGTTGAGTATTTTGAGTGGGCGGATAAGCAGGACAAGGGTAAATACACCTTAGCGGGTATTCGTTTATTCCTTGGCATGAGTTCTAAGGCTACATGGAGTAACTACAAGAACCGTGAAGGATTCACCGACCTGATTGAGAAAATCGAGGCGGTAATGGAGGATTATTACGAGAAGAAGTTACAGTGGGCTGGGTCAACACAAGGTGCAATCTTTTGGCTTAAGAACAAGGCTGGATGGCGCGATGAGGTTACTCAGAATCAGAATGTCACTAACGTAGTGGCCAACTTCGGTAATACCGTTAAGAAAGAGGAATGAACGTAACGCTTTACAGCCCACACGAAGAACAGGCAAGGATTCATGAAGCTATCACCAAAGGGACGGAAAAGTATTACGTTCTGAATATTGGTCGCCAGTTCGGCAAGACCATGTTAGCCATGAATCAACTGTTCTATTGGATGTTTAACGACAAGGGTTGTAAGTGTGCATGGGTAAGTCCTATCTACAAGCAAAGCAAGAAGGTGTTCGATGATATGGTCAACGCCTTTGCAGATACCGACTTGATGCACAAGAACGCATCGGAGTTGACTATTACCATTGGTAAGTCAACGTTGCAGTTCTTTAGTGCGGAGCGTTACGACAACATCAGGGGTTTTACCTTTGATTACTTGGTATGTGATGAGTTTGCCTTCATGGACGAACAAGCATGGACTGAGGTACTACGCGCAACGGTATTGGTAAAGGGAAAGAAAGTGTTATTGATAAGCACACCGAAGGGTAAAAACCACTTCTATCAAGTGTTTAACCTGCAAGAAGAAAACCCGCAGTACAGGTCGTTTACCATGACCTCGTATCACAATCCTTTGATTAACCCATCGGAGATTGACGATGCGAGAAAAACCCTGCCCGATCATGTGTTCAGGCAGGAGTACATGGCTGAGTTCTTAGATGGTGGTGCTTCGGTATTCGGTGAGTTGAATATCAATGATGCACCTGAGAACCTATACAAGCACTATGCGGGTCTTGACGTTGGTCGTGCGGACGACTACACGGTGTTGACTATCTACAACGAACGCGGTCAGATGGTCTTTATCGAACGTTGGCGACAAATGGAATGGACGAATATAGTTAACCACGTAGTTAAACATCTAAACCGATTTAAACCACAATTATTAGTTGAGGTGAACGGTGTGGGCGACCCTATTCTTGACTTGGTAAGACGGCAGTACAAGATAGGACGTGTTGAGCCATTTGTAACGACAAGCAAATCGAAGCAGGATATTATTGAAGAATTAATCGTGGCTAACAGTAATGCCGATGTATCATTCCTGAACGAAGCATGGTTGATTAACGAACTTAAGATGCTGACATGGGAGTACAATCCCAAGACACGCTCAGTACGTTACGCAGCACCAGCAGGATTCCATGACGACGGTGTGATGGGTTCGGCCATTGGTTACCACGCATACAAAACAATGAAACAAGCAGCAGCAGTTAAATTCACCTAATATGAAATACCCTAAGAACTGGATGCAGGTTAGCATCGGACAATACGCTCAGTTGTATGAATTAGAGCAGCACAAAGGCGACCTAGACGTGTATGATTACTACGGGCGTAAGGTATCAATACTGTGTGGCATATCCGAAGATGAGGCGTTCAATATCCCTATGCCTGAGATTAAGAAAATATTAGAGGCTACGGCATTTCTTGCTACACCACCGCAGACGCAGTTCATCAATGAATTTGTTGTCGGTGGTAGATGGTTTGATGTTAGCCCTGATATGTCAGCCGTAAGCCCTGCGCAGTTCATAAGCCATTCGACATACACTAAGGATAACATTAATTTTTGGGAGAATATTCACCGAGTAATGTCGGTGTGGTGTATCGAACGTGGTAAGACATTCAGAACACAGGACAACGAAGAAGTTGCTCAGTTGTTTTGGAAGGAGTTACCGATGTCGGTAGTGTTCCCATTAGCTACTTTTTTTTTGACCGTGTGGCAGGAATTACCCGAAGCTATCCGAACCTATTCAATCAAGACGCAGACGAAACTGACGAAGGAACTGACCGAATATCTGCGGAACGCAAATTTCTAAACCGTTGGGGATGGTTTTCGCTGTTGGATGAGTTATCAGGAGGGGATTACTGTAAGTGGGACACTATCCTGTATGACTGGGAGATAACGAAGTTCTTCAATACAATGGCCTACATCAAAGACCGCAACCGAGTGAAACGATTAATCGAACAAGCTAACCAACCAAGAAAAATCTAAAATGGCAACACTAGACCAAATCATAGATACACTGGAATTCTTCGGTAAGGACTTAGCGGCCGACACTATGACATCGCTTAAGGCCAAAGGTCATGCACCGATGGGACAATCGGGTTTAGCTGGGTCAGTAAGGTATAAAGTTTCCATACGTGGAAACTCTATCGAAATGACCTTAAGTATGGACGACTATTGGAAGTACATCGACAAAGGTACTAGGGCGGCCAAGCGCAAAGGAACGGCAGCGGATAGGCAGCGCATGGTTAACTCATTAGAGAATTGGATTAGCACCCATAACATAAACCCACTGGCTATCTACAAGTCAAAACTAAAGAACCCGAATAAGTCCAAGGTAAAATTCGCTGATGCTAAAAAGTCACTAGCATGGGCGATTAAAAAATCAATACACAAAAAAGGTATCATTAAACGATTCGGGTACAAAGGCTCAGGCTTTTTTACCGACTTGTTGCAGGATGGAAGGGTTAGTCAATTAGAAGAGCAATTAACTCTATTATTAGGGGAGAGCGTGAAGATTGACATCGAACAAATTCTAAGGCAATAATGGCATACACGATACAACAAGAACCTACATGGGCTAGTGCTTACAACCTTGTTTCAGGGTACAATGAGCAGAACTATGTTGTGTCCTCAACGCAGAACACGCAGCCTAACTATCAGTATTGCATGGACGTGTATGTGAACGGCACTAAGATTAAGCGATTGAAGAAAGCACCACATCCGACATACGGAGTTGGCGTATTCGACATCAAAGGAGTCGTTGAACCGTATCTTAACTATGACCTTAACCTAATCGGCACGGATGGATTCGTTAAAAATTCTGAATCATACGCAACGGTGTATGTTATTGCTGGTGAAGAATACGGACTGTCCTCCACAGGTGCGACATACTACGCAGGTGCAACGGGAACTACTTACTACGCCATTAACAGTTCGATTGAACAACTAGATTTCATCAATGACTTAGTGTGGAACTCTCAGGAGTATCAGATGGGTGCGTCGACTAGTAAGTTCCTAACCAATATGCCGCGTACTACTACGTTGTTTGATAATCAATACTTGTGGTTGTACTTCACGCACTTTCAGAACTATGTGTACAAGTGCGAGGTGAAGACTTACAATAACTCAGGTACGTTAATCGACACTTATAGATTCAATAATTCATACAACGATCCTGCCACGACTATCGCTGATAGATTCTTGCGTGTTGCCGCTGGTATCAACCTTAACAACGCAACACTATCAACAGGAACGCAACCCATCATTACATCATCAGTAACTTATTACACCTTGCAGTTGGTTGACAACTCAAACAATGCGCGTAGTGAGGTATTCACATTTTACATCGACGAAGACTGTACTATCTACGATATTTACGAACTGCACTTCCAAAACGCATTAGGCGGATTCGATTCGTTCCAGTTCCGCAGACAAAACACTACTACATCGAACATCACACGCAAGGACTATAAGAAAAACACAGGCGCAACGTCAGGTGGCGGTTACTCGGTAACGGCAGACCAACGTGGCTACTTATCATACTACACCGCATCAGATGACGTCATCACCTTGCGTTCAGGATGGCTTAAGGAAGAGCAGTTCGAGTGGCTTAAGGAGTTGGTGGAATCACCGCAGGTGTTTTGGTTCAATGACTGGACCACTACCGTAGCTGTTAACGTGGTGAACACATCCTACACTACACAACGCGACACCGACTTACAACTGTACAACTTAGAGGTGCAGATTAAACTGAGTGTTTCAAACTATCGCCAACGTTACTAATGAGCAAGATAGAACTATACGTTAACGACACCTTGGTAGATGTAATGCCTGATTTTAATTGGGCGTTGAACTATCAAGTTAGCGATATTTCTCAGCCTGAGAAACGTCAGGCTAATTATTCTAAAACTGTTAGTCTTCCATCAAGCAAGACTAACAATTCTTTGTTCGGTCATTTGTACAATCTTGATAGCTATATCGAGAATGCAACAACTACGAACTTTACACCTGATTACAACCCGAACCTAAAGACATCGGCCGTACTTTACATCGACGGCATCGAACAGTTCAGGGGCATTATCCAACTGATGAGTGTTACACGATTAGACAACCTCGACATCGTGTACAACTGCCAGTTAGTTGGTGAACTCATCGACTTATTCCAACGCATCGGTGATGAATACCTGACCGACTTGGATTTTTCTGAGTTCAATCACGCTTGGACACAAACCAACATCGAAAACTCATGGGACACATCCATCGTTGAGAATGGAGGTTCAACCGCGTTCGCACTTGGTAATGGTTATGTATATCCGCACATCGACTATGGCTTTGGCTCATCGGTAACGAATTTTTCCTACCTGAATTACCGACCTGCTATCTACGTAAAGGAATATGTTGACAAAATCTTTGAATCAGCAGGGTTCACATACGATTCCGACTTCTTAACCTCAACAGACTTTGAATCGCTTGTCGTTCCGTTTACTGGCGGAACGTTCCAACTCAGTGCAGACGACATCGCTGATAGATTATTTGCCGCGTCACGTACAGGAACACCACAGTCATTCACTACCACAGCGACGGTAGTATTCAACACCGAAACAAACGACCCATCATCTCAGTACAACACAGGTACAGGTATATTCACCGTTGGCGTTGGCCTTGACGCGAACTACAACTTCTATGTTGAAGTTCAGCCGCGCATCGTTCTAACTCCTGCAACATCAGGCGTGGCCATGTATGCGCTGCATGATTACCGTGCTAGTGCTATAATTCAAGCAGATACAGGGAGTGGTTACACTAACGTTAACTTAGGATTCAATACTTGGCGCGTTGACCAGTTCACTACATCAACAGATTCGGACACCGACGGAACATGGATTAATCAGATTAACGGTGTAGGTGATGGCATCATACGCATGAACTCAGGTAACCTATCGCTATTCGCTGGTGCTAATGTTCGTGTGCGTGTTTCCGTGACTAAGATTCCATCGAGCAATCCTGCGATAACTATTCCGATATACAACGGCAAGGGAATAACGGATTACTTCTACGCATCAGGCACATACTATACGGGTGCTGAGGATTACACAGTAAAGACTGGCAGTGAGTTTAAGAACAACATCAATTCTGCCGAATACGTGTATGGGAACACCATCAACATGAACTCGGTAGTGCCGCAGAGCGTTAAGCAAAAGGACTTCTTGCTGTGGCTTATTCGTATGTTCAATCTTTACATTAAGCAAGATGAAGAAACACAGAACAGACTTATCATCGAACCCCGCGACGACTTCTATACATCAACCGTTGCCGACTGGTCAGGCAAACTTGATATATCCAATCCAATGGACATCAAGCCTATGGGGGAGCTGGAAGGTAAACGTTATATTTTCAGATACAAAGACGACAAAGACTATTTTAACACTCTGTACCAAGACGAATGGAGGGAGACGTACGGACAACGAACCATCGACGTCACCAATGATTTTTTAAGGGACGACAAAGTAATCGAAGTAGGATTCAGCGCAACGCCATCGGTAGGTAACACGGTTAACTCAATGGTGTACCCGCGCATCTTATCTATCGACGACAATGGAGTGGTTAAGACTACATCGGTAAATATTAGGATCCTGTACTACTCAGGGATTGTAGCACTTGATGGTAGCTATGCGATTGACTACCCGTCGGGGTCATCTAGTTACACAGAATACCCATACGCAGCACACTTAGACAACCCGTATTCACCAACGATTGACTTATCGTTCGGTGTACCTGCGGAAATTTACTGGACATCGGCATGGGGTGCTATTGCTTACACCAATGCTAACCTAGTGAATAAATATTGGAAGCAGCAGATTGACGAAACAACTGACCGCAACAGTAAGATTGTAACGGCATATTTTAACTTGCATCCGCTTGATATTTTATCGCTTGATTTTTCTAAGCTATACTATTTCGACAAGCAATATTTCCGATTAAACAGGGTAATCGACTACAACCCGATACAACCACAGTTAACCAAGTGTGAGTTCTTGAAGTTGATAGGCGGAGTTCCATTTTCGGGAACTACCACAAATGTCGATGGAGAAAAAGGCGACAACAAGCCACAGTTCGCCAAACCTTACCGAGGCAACGGCAACAACGGTAAACGCGCTGACCTAAACATTTCAGGTAATAACAACCGTATTGCGGAGTCAGCGCAAGGCGTGACAATCAACGGTGACGACAACGCAATCGGCGAAGGTGTTGACGCAGTGTTTATCACTGGATCAGGAAACAACGTCGGTTCATCATCAGGAGTGAGCATCACAGGTGATGGCAACATCGTGTTAGCATCGAACAACGTCACACTGATTAATACGAACAACAAAACTGTAACAGGGGTGAACAACACCGTATTCGTTGACGGCATCGCTATGTATGGTGAGTTCAGTCATGAGCATATCACATCGGGTAAATCAGGAGACTTCGAGCATCGTGTTTTGCTATGCGACGCAACAAGTTCTAACCTTGTGATTGAACTACCTGCGCCCGAAGATTACATGGGGTATTCTGTCATCGTTAAGAAGGTAGATTTATCAAGTAACTACGTTCGTATTAACGCTTCAAATAACGGCAGCACAGTTGACGGTTCTAACTATAAGGACATCACCGACCAATACACTTCTTACGAGGTTTATTCAGACGGTGAAGAATGGCACGTGCTATTGGACTACGACCCAAGCGCAGGTGGCGGTGGAGGTGGATTGACATTCTCAGAAGTTTTACGAATAACATCAATAGGAATATGATTGTACTATCAACAGTAAACGACCAATTAGAATTGGTGACATCATCATCGGCTACCATAGATTTTTATATTGCAGTGGCTCAGATAACGTCCAGTTCAATTACGATTGATTCAACTCAAGGGTCTATATCATCAGCAACAACAACAACAATAATAGGTTCCCCGTCGAGTGGTGAACAAATACAAGTCAAGCTATTAACCATAACGAATAAACACGCGACATCATCGTGTAATATTACGTTGCAGAAAGACGTGAGTGGCGCTGATTTCGTTATCGGTGGGACTTACACACTGGCACATGGCGAATCGTTAAAGGTTACGCAGGATGGAACATTCACAGTGTATGATTCACAAGGTCGAGAAAAGAAAGCGTCAACAGATGTTATCGGGTACACTGGTATGCCGTTTCAGTTTTACAAGATTGGCTCT